CTCTCAAACGCTGTCCATTCCTCAACGCCGTTGTCAAATGCAACCGAAAACTCCTCGCAATTTGCGATTGCTGTTGTGGCGGTGTCTGTACCTGCCTTACCTACCGCAAACTGATTTTCATAACATGGATAAACTCCACTTGATACTGCCATGATTATTTACATCCTTTCGTAATAAAATTTAACTTCAATGACCTGCTCATATATGCCCTTGTCATCTGTACCCACATCAATAGGCTCAGGGGTGAGCAGCTCGATTATATAAATTGTGTGTTCGTTGATTTTAACATTCTTAATGCTGTATAGTGTTTCAAACAGCTTGCGTGCCGCTTGCTCCGTTTCCTTTGCGTTGTTGTTCCAATGCAGGAGCAAGGACACACACATTGTGCTGTATGTGCTCTCATCACCTATTGCCCTTGCAGGAGCGCCCGACTGCTTGAGAGAGTACACGCCGATTGACTTATCCTGTTTGTTGTCGAGCTTGCCAATGTAGTAATGCTCAGCATTTGTTACACTTTTCAGCCAATCTCTGACGTCTGATAAATAAATCAAAGTCCTGCCTCCTGTTTGTAAAATCGTGCAAATGCCTTTTGACAAAAGTTTTGTCGTGTACCGCCCTTGAGCCAAGGAATGAGCCACTTACCTCCTGCAGCTATGTTTTCATCTCTGCTGAAATTATATTCAGGGTGAAAATACAACCGTCTGGCATACGGCGTACTTGATACGATTTTTGTTTCCCCATTCGCAAGGTTTGAGTAGTCGGCAAATGTGCTTTCGTTCTGCAAATTACCTGTATCAAACGGCATTACTTGCGTGTTTTTAATCTGCGTAAGCAATGCGTCTGTGGTATTGCGCAATGCCGTCTGCTGTGCTTTATCAAGCTGCTTTAATAAAGGCAAATTCAGCTTGATTTTTGATGTTACAGAAAAGCTCACTAAATCACATCCAATTCCGTAAAATTCACTGTGCCGTCAGGGTTGCGGTGCTTAATGCCTTGCACAATGGTTCTTTTTTCGCCGTCAAGCACCACATAGCCGCTGCTTAAATTCGGACAATCGGGTGCAAGGTCACCGCTAAAAAGCAAAACAGCCGACACCTGAACGATTTTCTGTTCTTTGGTATAGACTGTTTTGGCTTTAGACTGCATATTGCACAAGGAATTGCCGCCGTGCAGGACGGCTGACGGATACAGGCTGTCGGAGGGATACAGATTTTTACATTCAAACACGGTCAAGGGCGCTCCGTCCTCGGAAACACCCTCGCCGTATATTGTCACCTCAACAGGAGTTTTACAGAACTGCTTTTTTACAAGTGGCGGAAATTTCAAAACATATCACCTCATATTGCAGGATAACAAAGCCCTGTTGATTTAAGCAGAGAGTAGAGGTCCGCAGGAATTGCCACGCCGCTTATGCACATCAAATTCCAACTTGCGCCAAACTCCATCCCCACACCGTTGATGTTGTAATTTTTCAGATAGGAAGAAATCATATCGGCATTTTCTTCTTCAAAAGCAGTAAGTCTACTATGCACTCTGCTGATGATTCTCTTCTGCATTTCCGAAAGTTTTTCAAAATCAATGCGGTTAAAGGTCAGAATGTCGATGTGAGCGGCGGAGATAATGCTTTTTTCATCTCCGCCCTGCTGTTCAATGTAATCGGCATACATTACGCAACCGCCGTTGTATCAACATCAACATAAATACTGTCAATCTTGCCGTCTTTGCCGTTAGGGAAAACAAATGTATCGGAAAGTGTACGGTTCTGATAGAGCCAACCGTCACCCTCTGTATGTGCCCCCGGTGCAAAGAAGTAAATACTTGAAATTTTCGGTACAGTCTTGCAGGTATCACCACAAGCGACAAGAACATTGATTTTGTGACCGCCTGTGGCAGGTTCAAAACCACCGTTAGCAGGATTGAAGTTGAAACTGTCATAGAAACGCTCATCGTCAATAACCTCGATAATAGGGCAGCCGTCAATCTCGGTTACTCTTGTTTCAATTCCCATACCGCCCTCGGCAATCTGGGTAAGCTCAATCTTGCGAGTGAATTCTGTTGACTGCTCAAGGCAATCCATAATGTTTGATGTTACATAAGCAACAAGTGTGCCTCTTGCCTTGTATCTGCGGAGCTTGCCGGCAGAAAGAATTGTTTTGAGCTTTGAGTAAGCGCTTGCTTTGGTCCATTCGGTTGACTTAGTAGCTGAATGATAGCCGTCTGTTGCCTGCGCCTTTGCGGCAACCTTTGAGAAGAAAAGTGCGTCGGTTTCCGGTGCGACCTGTGTCTGTTCAAACACCTTTGAAATGTTCTCAACCTTTGCGGTTGCGTTAGTTTCGTCAACATCTGCCTTATCCACAAGGAATTCAATATCTCTGTCGTGCTCGCAAGTGAAAGGAACATCTGTCTGTGTATATTTG